CAACCCCATCATCACCTAACGGAGCGGAGGCGAGAGGGGAAAATCCTAGCATCTATTTACTCCGGTTTAGCAGGCCACTCGACAGCAAACGGAAATCCCGGCTGTGCCGTTACATCACGCAACGCTTGGCGGTAAGCGGTCCAAGCGGGCGACATGGTGTTGTCACTCATGGCCATCCAGTCGGTTTGCTGCAGTAGATTGTCACGGTGCGATCTGATGTTGCGCCCTGCGTCCTCGACGGACATGTTGCTGACCCCCCACCCTTGGGTCCATGCGCCATCGACCTCGGCGAGCGCCGTATGTGTAAGCGTCTGAATCATATAGTCAACCGTTGGCTGATCCTGAACGGTGTATGGATAAATATCCCAGTCTGCCAGAAGCGCATCACTTGGCGACTTCGGGAAGGACGTATTCGGATTGTCACGGCGTAGTTGCCCGATTGAGTAAATCTCGGGCTGGCCGTTTGTGATCTTCAAGTGTGGCATTTGGAGTGTCCTTTATGCAGTGAGGTCGTATTCGTAAACGCTGTTGCCCGCATCCCCTACAAGATACATCTTTAATCCGTCAGGCTTAAAAAATAACCCCCTTGGAATAGTATCTTGTGCAGCAACGCTAAAACTTTGCAAGAAAACTGACGTGGATATATCCCAAGCGGTGCTTAAATTAAATTCGTTGACGTTCAAACCTGATAGCCCATTAACATACATTTTTGTGCCGTCAGGCTTAAAGAACATATTTCTTGGATTCGTATCTTGTGCAGCAACGCTAAAACTTTGCAAAAACACCGCCGTGGATATATCCCAAGCGGTGCTTAGGTCGTATTCGTGGACGGAAGCTGGACTCTGCCCATTAACATACATTTTTGTGCCGTCAGTACTAAAGAATAGGCTTTGGGGTGACGACTGTTCACTGCTTACAAAAAACCGGTGTGAGAAAATTGACGTGGATATATCCCAAGCAGTGCTTAGGTCGTATTCAACAACTTTACGCTCCGAAAGACCTATTATATACATCTTTAATCCATCAGCCTTAAAAGATACATTTATTGGCGAAGCATCTTCAACGACAAACGACTGCAAAAACACCGCCGTGGATATATCCCAAGCAGTGCTTAGGTCGTATTCATTAACGTCGTCCCCTTGAAGCCCTGTAACATACATTTTTGTGCCATCAGGCTTAAAAAATACGCCGCTTGGACTCGTATCTTGTGCAGCAACGCTAAAACTTTGATTGAAAACAGCAGTGGAGACATTCCAGCCTTCTACTACACCACCAGCCCCACCAGCCCCTATCGCTTTAGACCACAACATCAGGAACCATCCCCTACAAGGGCGCCATAGAGCGTTGTGGATACCTTCCACAGTGCAATGACCGTCACGGCATCAGTGGCCAGCGTAGGGGCGGAACCAGCGTTGTTTACCCATGTCGTTGTGGGCCATGTGATTGCGTAGGCCGTGCCGTCGTCAATCATCAGCGTGATAGCTTCACCTGCGGCGATGTTGTCAGTGAGAGACGTGATTGAGCCTGTCAGAGTAACCGTCTGGATGGAGCCGTTGGCAGGTTCTAATTCCGTAGTCACAGCGCCAGTGGTTGCAGTCCAAGCGTAAACATCTTCAACAATCGTTCCCGTGATGATTGGCGCTACCAAGGTCTTGTTGGTAAGTGTAAACACACCATCGGATGTAACCTCACCGGGTTCGCCTTGTGGACCTTGGGGGCCTGTCTCGCCTTGGATGCCTTGGATACCTTGGATACCCTGTTCGCCCTGTGGACCTTGTGGGCCAGTCTCGCCCTGAATACCTTGGATACCCTGAATACCCTGCGGGCCTTGAATACCGCCGTAACCCAAAGACGTCCAAGCGGTCGTACCGTCTCCAACCTTAAACTGGTCAGTATCAGTCTCAAGCCCGAACTCGCCAGAGGCAAGAATAGGGTTTGCGCTCGTCCAGTTAGCAGCCGTGTCACGGCGAAGTTGGATTTGGTCAGCCATTATGCCGATCCTCCGTCAAGAGATTGGGATGCAAGGTAGATCGTAGCAGCAGAGCCACCATCGATGCTTTGGGTGAAGTCAGCCGCCGTAGCCGATACATAAACCACAGCACTGCCTGTCAGGTTCAGCAAAGACCCAGTGGAACTCTCGCTCAGCGCCCGCGTCAAGGTTCCAGCGGAATAGGTGCCTGTGCCGATCTCCCAGTCAGTGCCGTCCTCGATGACGTAGCGCACCACATCAGTGTCAACCACACCTGCATCTGCAAAGGTCTGATAACCTGCCTCAGCAGTGCCAAGGGTGATTGTCCCCGTGCCAGTGGTGGCCGTTGTCATCTTTGCGCGGTTGACGAGAGTTACCATTTTTTGACCTTATGCTGGCTGCGTGTGTATGTAGCTTGACAACGCAACTGTATCGCCGGAACCAATTGCAACGCTGGATAATTCAATATCGCCACCGCCACCCGTTGTAGTTACTGAAACGGTGAATTGCGCTGCCGTGGCTGCGTTTTTAAATACCGCTTTGGTAATTGTTCCGCCAGTCGCGAAGGTGTCGGAACCGATTGCGTTTGCCGTCGCTGTGCCAACAGATGCTGCACCAAATGCTGGCGTTCCTAAAGTCAGCGTTGCCACCTCAACGCTTCCAGATGTTTGGAACTCAATCGTTCCGCCGTCCAGCAGATCCACGACCGCATCGCATGCTGCGTTTCGCGCTACCGTTTCAAGAATTACCGCCATTATTTTGCTCCTTTAATTTTTGGCATCATATCACCTTACACGTCGAAGTAAAAGCCCAAGCCCACATCCCACACGGGCCGTTTGCACATCAATAACGGCCATTATCCCGATATCAGTTAGCGGTGGCAAATAGATTGGCGCATCATATCCTAAATCTTCAAATCCAGTCAGGTTAAACAATGACGTTATTACAACCATAGGATCGTAGGGCGGTGCGGTTTGCAAAATGCCTTCGCGCTTGAATACGATTGCATCAACTGTTTTTCCGGCTGCGGCATTAACCCTAACGCCGATCAAATACGCCTCATAATCAATCGGAACGGTAAACGCACCAATTCGGGAAATGCTTTCACCGAAACCGTTAAGCGGAATAGAACCCCATATTGCGCCGCTTGTGCTTTCGATATTGATATCTGCGAAATGCGATGCGGTTGTCTGGTTCGCATATCGCCCGCTTTTTGACACTCGCGCCGATAGCAGCCGAATGAATGTGCGCGTGCTAGGCAGGCTTGCGCTTGTACCTGCCGTTACAATTGTATCCGTGATTTCAAAGCCGTTTTGGTCAATGCCATATAGCAGCACCTCGCGCGCGCCCAAGCCAGCCGCCGTATCGTTGGCATTGCCGCCCGCACGAATGCGCAATTGAACGGCATTGCCAGCTTGCGGCGTTTGATATACCCCAGAAGGCGAGATCGGGACAAACGATTGCCCGACGGCAGTATTACGGCCCTCAACCTTGATTGAGCGCCACCCGTCCGCTCCGCCTGTTGCAATATCAAACGGCCTTGGGTAACTCATACTCGCTTCACCTTATACCGCCCGACGATCATGCCCGCCCCGCTTTCCGCCATTGCGTCGCCCGCGCTGCAATCGTCGCCACGGTGCGAATACAGATACCCGACCATCGCCTTGATCGCGCGCTTGATCGGTGCAGGCACGTCCGCCACCGCCCCATAGCCTGCCGTGTAGTCAATCTGGATTGCGTTAATCTCGCGCAAGGCGATTGGCCACGTTTTGCCAACCTTCAGCGCCATGCGCCCTGGCGTTTGGTATGTGTCCACATCAAACACGGATGCCACGTCAACAACCGTTTCCGCGCCCAGATCATCAAACACCGAAACCGCAACAATTGAAGCAAGCGGCGAGCGCGGCAATTCCACCCAAACGGGCCGAGAAACGATATTTCCGATTGCGCCTTGCCGCGTGCCTGTCCACCATTCCTCGATGCCATTCGGCCAGCGGTCCAGCGACAAGCGCCACGATTGCGTTACAAGCGCCATGCCGGAATCGTCCTCGATCTCCTGCCGCGCCTCGGTGATCATATCGGTCAGCAGTTCGTCGTCATCCGTTCCGTCAATCGCCAATTGCGCGCGGATCTCCTGCAACGTGACAGGCTCGGTTGCCGGCGCGGCAATCAACACATGCCCGCGATATTGATGCAGCGGAATGGCAGGGCGCAGGCTCATTTACGCCGACCCCGCTTGGTTTCCATCACTGGCAAAACCTTGGTTTCCTCGACCGGATTAAACCCTACGCCATCGGCCAATGCCATTGCAGCGGCGTTGCCTTGCAGCGTATCGCCCGCCTTGAAATGCAGCGTTGTGTGGCCATCTGGCGCGCACGCGTAGTCTGTGTGTAGGATTGCTTTGTGCAAGGTTTTGCCTCCTGTGCTTAGTGACGGGCCAGCGAACCGGCCCGCTTCTAAATTCAGGTAGCAGGCGCGCGGTGGATGTCGCCCTTAACAACCACATCGGCAGCGCCAGCTTGCAGGTAACGCTTTGCGCCGATGTAGCCCACGGCAACGGTGCCAAGGCCCGTCACGGTCACAATATCAGCGGCAGGCGGTGCTGCAAAGCCGGACGCGGCTGCGTCCGATACCAAAATCCGGGCAGTCGGGTCAGTGATGCCAATGACCACAGCGCTATCCGCGCCCCGCAGATCAACGCTGTCGCCGTTATCACCGGCAGCGGTTAGAATGTTGCTCACAATATCGCGCATCGGTTTATCTCCTGTAATGCGTCAAGAAAAGGAGGCGGGGCCGTTATGACCCCGCCCGATGGTTAGGCCGAGAAATCAATCAGCTTGATCGCTTCGCCGTTGATCATGTCGCCGCCGGTGCGCTTTGTTGCGTAGAACAAAACCGAGCCTTTGGATGTGTAGGGGTCGCGCAACATGCGGATGCCCATACGATCAACAACCTGATAAGCCTGGCGCAAGTCGCCAACCGCAATCGAAAGCGCGCCGTTGGCGATGTCTGGCATATCCTCGAACGTGGCGACCGAATAGCCGATCAGCGTTGCAGGCTGACCCGCAGCGATAGATGGCGACCAGATATAAGCGCCGTCGGTGTCCTTCAGCTTGCGAACGGTCGACTGTGTGGCCGTGTTCATAAACCAAGTAGCACCGGAACGGTAAACCGCCTTCAGTCCGTACAGCGCCGAAATCAGCACATCACCGCCATTTGGTGCAGCGGCAAACGCGCCATTTACGCCCGTCTTAACGCGTGCAACCGAATTGGTCAGGTCGGTGCCGTCGGCATAGGTCAAGAAGCCGCGTGGCTTGCCCGAACCGTCACCCGAAACAAAGCCCGCGTTTTCAGCGCGCGAAAACTTGTCGGCAATCTTGCCATCAAGCCAAGCCTCAAGATCCGTGACAGCATCGTCCAGAACCTTCTGCGATGCTTTGGGCATTGCATACATTTCATGGACTGGAATGCGCCACTTGCCAACCGCAGGCGTAGTGGTTTCGGTGCGGGCTTCCAATTCCGAAACCCAGCCAAAGCCAGCTTCGTCGTTGTCATAGTAGCCCTCAAGCGCATCGGTGCTGATCATCTGCACGGAAGCATAGGCGCGCACGGGCGATGTCTCATAGATTTTCTGCACAATGCGGCCCGACAGGTCAGGATATACAAAGTATCCGCCGGCGCTATCGGTGCCAACCGACAATGCCTTGCGCTCCGCATCGGTCAGGAAGTCGGTGTTGAACGACTTTTTGGCAAGCTTCAGGAACGATTCCTTGTAAGCCGTCATGCCTTCAGCGCCGAAAGACTTTTCGGAAAAGCCCGTTTCCTTGCCGACAACGCCCGCCCACTGGTCCGCCTTGGCGTCCAGGTTGATCTCGTTACCCTTTTCGTCGGTAACAACGCGCTGCGACCGCTTGACGGCCAGCACGGCGTCCTCGGCGGTTTTCTGCGCTTTGATCAGATCCGCCTCGATCTTTTCAAATTTGGCTTGGGTTTCGGGGCGCTCGGCTCCAACCTTTTTGACTTCGGCGGACAGTTCGTCCATCGTGGCTTTTTGGCTTTCCCAAGCAAGGTTCAGTTTTGTGACAGCCTCGGCTGCCGATTTCAGGTCAAGTTCTGACATTGCAAATCTCCGTTGATTGCATAAGTTTTGCGATAAAAGCGGTTGCATCTGCATCCGCGTCTTTGCCACTGGCCGCAACGTCACGTTCTGCCTGTAGGCCTTTGAAGCCGTCGGCAAGCAATGCCTTGGCCTCGGACTGTGAAAAGCCGCATACGTCGCGTAGCGCCCTT